CCTGATAAGCTTGATTGCATTATAGATACGACACCTGCATGGAAACCTGTTGTTGAAGCCCTCGTGAATCTGAAACCAGGAGGGAGACTGATTATAAATGCCATCAGGAAGGAGGAAACCGATAAAGACTACCTATTAAAGCTGGATTACACTGCGCACCTCTGGATGGAGAAAGAAATCAAGAGTGTCGCAAACGTTTCAGGTTCAGATGTCAGGGAATTCCTCGATCTTGCATCGAGGATTCCGGTAATTCCTGAGGTAAGTGAATATAGTCTGACAGAGGCAAATGTTGCTCTGACAGAGCTGAAGCAAAGAAAAATCCGCGGAGCCAAAGTGCTGATTATATCTTAGATTAAGTTTAACAATCAGGTAAACGAATGGCCTGTAAATACATCTGTAATCATGAGAAAAATGAAATTTTCCGTCTTTGTTTCTGGATTTTTGTCTAATTCTGGACTTAAATCGAACTTTCTAAGCACTTTTTGTGCTGAAACCTCCTTATTACGCTGGTCATAGGCAGTAAAGCTATGATCACCTTCAGGAATCTGACCCAAAAAGTCACCAAATTCAACAAATTGGGAACCTTCGATGTTTATTCTGGAAACATATAGACGAATATCTGTTTTATTGGCTAAAACTTCGACATAATATGTTCCTTCTTCAAGAAAATCTATAGGAGAATCAGAAAAACTGTAATAAACTCGATCTCCAGTCAAAAATGATACAGTTTCATTGAATCTCAATACAGAATACTTTTGTGTATTTGAATTATAAGAGGATGAAAGAATGACTGTTGGAGAATATGTGTAGATATTAGTAGTTAATGGGTATGATGGTAAAGAATTAGACGCAACATAGACGTATTCTTCTTTATCTTGATACACATTTAGTACATCAGACAACACTTTGTCATTTCCGTACTTAATAGGAGCATCTGGATTTGAACTAGATGCTTTATTTTGTAGTCTTCTTATATCATAATCTTCTGTAGATAGTAGAGATCCGAGTGGGGTATTAACTGTAATGGTTTTGCCAATGATACTATCAACCCGTACCCTCTCTAAACCAAGAACTACTAATTCAGTTCCTCTTTCTAGAAACTCTATGTAGTCTGTTACTTTTAAGTTTGACTCATCGATATCACTAAAAACATTAAACTGAGATCCAGTTAACGAATCAATATCAATCTGGAATCTACAACTAGTGTTGTATATCCAGGTATTTGCAACAATTTCTTTTCTAGTTTGAGGGGTTTCTGGATTCTCAATGATTCTTCCTAGATTTTTAACAAAGACTTCATCACCTTCTTTGTAAATAAAATGGTCAGAAAGATCTGTTCTCTGGTCTTCAAACTCGATTCCAGATAAAACACCAGTGATTCTTAATTCTACCTTCTTAGATTCATCACCATTCTCGTATCCATAATAAGTTTCAGAGGTTACAATGTTATTTGTCTTCTTAATCAGTAGATCACTTCCCTCAACATAGCAATTTAAGAACTGATTAATGGTCTTATCACTGTAATATACCTTAATTTGATCATAGAAGAAGGATCCAGACTCAGGGAATCCCACAGTTGAGTCTACAGTTACAACCTCATAGGTTGAATTGGTTACTAAAGTATTTTCTACTGCCTTACTGCTAGGTGTAATGTCAAAATTTCCAGTAATAGATGATGCTGATTCATCATAACCAACAAAAAGATACAATTTGTAATATTTGTTACCATTTCTTATGATGGATTGAATATCAGAAATAGAGGCTCTAATATCATCATCACCTGTTCTATAGATGATTTGTCCCTTCAAGTTAACTGGATTGCCGCTTATTACTTGAGCAATCGATACTTCTCTACGAATATACTTGGAAGAAGAGGTTTTGAATAGAAATTGCTCTAAATCAATAACTTTAGGTTCTACTCCAAAAAGGACATTGAATAGAATTCTAAAGGATTCTTCAGTTCCTTTACACTCATACAATGAACGAGCTTCTTTAATGAAGTTTCCAACGTTTAGTTCATTCACAAAATCATAGTTCTCTAGTCCTGGGACCAGTGAATATTTGACTTTTTTGTAAAATTCTTGTAAAAATAGAACACTTAAGTTCTTTACTATTGATCCTGAGGTATGAGATGCCGCATCTGTAGCGGAAAACACCATTTCACTTTGGTTGATATCATCATAAAGTGAACTAATTCCACTAAATCCGCGAACACATTCTAAAAATTGTGTTTCTGTTTTAGCTTTATATGTGATTATTTCGTCATCAATTTGGAATAGACCGTAAGTATTGGGAAATCCCTTGGTGCTTTCAACTGTAATTTCAGAAATAGTTGAAGAAATATCTGCTGTTAGGGTTGTATTACCTACAACAACTTCTGGAAGAAGGCTATCTAGTCTTAAATATTGATCTAGATTATCAATTAGATCAGTCGGACCACCTTGAAATTCATGAGATTTGTAATATTGCTTTAAGAAATCAATATATTTTGCATATGATGCGTTATTTTGGGTTGTAATAGGTGTCTCTAAACCTATTAGGGTGGCATATTGCTCATATTCAAGGGTTCCACTTGTCTTCCCTGATAGAGAATCTCTTACTGTAAATGTATTTGCGTCAATTACACTCTCTACACTATAAAAACCAGTGTATGCTGAACCTGTTAGGTAGGTTATCTTAATACGAGTTGTTTCTACTAACTCATGATTAGTCGCATTAATAGTGACCAAATTCCCAAGTCTAGTGTATGTACCAGTCCCCGATTTGGATACTTGACTTTCTTCTACTGCAATTATGTCGTCACGAATGAATTGTGGAAGTTGACTTTCTACAATTTGATTTACTTTAACTCTGTTATTCAACTCCCATGACATTTGTTATAGCCTCTTGTAATTTCCATTTGAGTAACTTGATCTGTATGAATCTCTGTTAAATACGACTCCTGAGATATCATCTCCAGATGTTATTACGTCTCTTATCATATTTATTTTACTTTTTGAAATGTCAAAAAGCAGATATAGATCTTTTACTCCAAGTACATCGTTAGATTCAGGGTAAGCTTGAATTTCAATTCTATTATTATCCTTATCTGTGCTTACGAAGTAAATTGTATTTATGAGAATTTCTCCTTTCTCATAATTAATAGTTCCAGCCGAAGGAATTACTACGGTTGGAGATTCCCCTACTACTTCAGAATCACGAACAACTGATAGAATACCAGTTTTTAAATCTTTATTTGGAACATCAGTAAAGTAACAAGTATCAGTTTCAGAGACATTCCCACCAGCTTGCTCAATCCTTACAGTAAAACCTGTAGATTTGATATTATATCCACTAGATTTTACATGGAATCTATTACCAAAACAAAGTTCATATTGAGAAAATTGATTAGTAAGGGCAGATAAATCTCTGCGTATAATGACTCTAGTGATGTTTGATGTAATGGCTCTATCAGTATTATCAATTACACTTTGAACCTTGCTATACTTAAATCTCCCACCAAACTTATTAATTTCATTTGAATTCTTGTAACGAATAAGACTGTTGGTTACTGCTGTCTTAAGAGATGCAACATTTGCTGTTGCATTATTATCATAATATATTGATGCATCAATTTCAACATACAGAAGCTTAAGATCTAGAATCTCCACATTGATCCCAGACATCTTGTATTGTTTTAATTTTAACAAAATATCTTCTTTATCGAATTCTGATACAGAAAGACCATTTTTGGGTTTGATTGTAACAAACACATTACCAAACTGAGGTGGGTCTAATTCTTCGCCCCCTATAACAGATATAGATTCTGTATTTGGGTAGATCTGATTGGCAATGATTGTCTCATAATCATGGTTAGTTACCGCACGATATTGAGAGGAATATAAACGAGGTGCAAAATATTTAATTGAATTAACGTCTTCAATCTCTGATCCATTATTAGCAGAGACATTTGTAGTTACAGTAATTCTTGAAGTAGGACGAATGAAGTTTCCTGTAGTATCTCTTAATGTACCTTGATAGAAGAAATTAGTAACCCCATTACCATTTTCACCATCTGTAATGATATATGATGCTGTAATAATGCTGTTATTTTCTAATTTCTTACCAAATATACCATCTCCAAATAAAAGCTCATATCTTTCATCTGGAACTTCTTGAAGTAAATATACTTCTGATGTACTATCTATATTAATTATGTTCTCTACTAAATTATATTTTTTACCTAAACCAGTGTCACTGGTTCCTTTAATATAAACATTTAAGGTAGAAGTATCAATCCCTTCATTATCTAAGATGAAACGTTGATCTATACTTCCATTTACTGTAAATTCTTGAGTTATATACGTTCCCTGGTAGACTTCTAGGTTATTAAATTCTGCAACACCATCTATAACAGAAGCGGTCACAACTGATGGAATTGAGAAGGTGACATTACCAGGAGAAGCGCAGACCAGACCTGCGCTCAGGGTCAGCGTAGGAGACGCTGTATCGGTCTGGACGGCAAAGGACACCCTAGCCCTGCTGGCGGTCCTGGAACGAGGCACATAGCCGATTGTACGGGCCAATGAGACGACGTTATCCCTAACGGTTGCTGAATCGAGAAACGACTCATTGACGATCATGTTTGCGTTAAACGCTGAGATATAGGTATTATATGCTAATGTTTCGATTAATACAGAAAAGTTTGAGCCTTCAAAATCAAAATCAGTAAAATTACTGTTTGCACGAAGATAGTCTCTAATAGACTGTTTAATTTGATCGAAATCTAAATTTGAATAATTGATGAAAGGCATATTATCTGGTTGCCTCTAATATGAAAGAGAAACTAACTGGTGGGACATCAATACCTTTAATATCAAATATTACTGTAACCTCAAATGAATTCTCATCAATTGATGGTTCAACAGATACTCTTGTATTTTCAACTCTAGGTTCATATCTAAGAATTGTAGTCGCTATCTGTGTTTCTATAATAGAAGCGGTTCCAACGTCCACGAACTCAAATAATGAGTCACGAACATCAGAACCGAAATCAGGATTAAAGAAACGCTCAGTAGGTATGGTTTCTACTAAATTACGAATTGAACGCACAATAGAACGTTCATTGACCAGGGCAGGAAGATCCTGGGTAGCAGGATGTGGGACAAAAAATAAACTAATGTCTTTAAATGATTGGGATATTCTTACTGCCACTAAATTAAAGGTATTTTTTTATTATTTAGCAGGGTTCCATACCATACTCCCAATCATCATAATCATTATCGTTGCGAATTTTTTGATGCAACTGATTTTGTTTATTTAGTTTGTGTTTTTTGGGTCTGACATAATCGGTAACAAGTCTTGTGGTTCCCCACATTTCTCGCATGTACGATGTGTCCCTATCGGAAATCATAAATCTCTTAGGTATAAGTTAAAGAGAAACTTTTTAGGTGGTTTCCAATCACCTATAAGTATTTATCAGCGACCTTGACCTCGATAACGCTTTTTAGCGACATTCCTAGAAGTCTTGGACAGCTTAGTGTTCTTACTACGACCCTGACGAGTGATTTTTTCCTTGCCGGGCTTGTAAATAACGTTTTTTCCAAAAGCCATAATCAGTTCTCCATTAAAAGTGTTGGGCTTGCCAAGTTGTACACAGGTATCTTATAGTGTAAAGCGATCCGAAGTGCCTGTCCTGTGCCACCTGTAATACCGGCACCCTTCGTCCAGCAAATGACAAAATCGACAGGACTGTTCAGATCAGGTCCAAGGATCTGCATTGCATTTCTGGAATGAAGATGAAAGGCAAACTCAGAAAGTTTATCAGCAGTAGGATGAAACTGCCATGTGCATTCCATTGCTTCGGTGGCATTATACTTCTGATAGTTTAGATATAATTCACCATCATGTCTTTTGCCATTGAAATAATTACTAGGAAGAAATATCTGCTTGTTATCACCAGCCCCCGCCTCAAATGCAGAATCCGCTCCATCAGCACCTCCGCTACGCAGAGTGTATTTGCTGGAAAGGATTTTCGCAATTTTCGTCAT